ATGAATTACAATCAATTAAAAGATTTAGAAGAAAACAACAAATCTACTTTATCTTCTATGTTTATAGGTATATTATCTAATATAAAAAATACTTCATTTAAGAAAATGTCATCAATCATAAAAGATATTCCTGCTGTATGTAAAATGAGTTATGATTCTTATGAAAATTCTCAATTAAGAAATGTTACCTACAATAATATGCATCCTATTATACCTACACGTGGCGAAATATATAATGCTTTTATTACTGAAGGAGTAGGAAAAGAGTTATCTGGAAATCATCCTGTTGTAATAATACAGGGAAGAGCCGCCAATATGTATTCTGATAAAGTTAATGTGTTACCTATAGAAGGGGATGGAAGTAAAATAAAACCTGCTTATCAAGAGCCATTAACAAGTGATGATTTAGAGGATGGTGTTACTTTATTAAAAGAACATTCTAGAATTATAACTTCTGATATATTAACTTTAGATAAAGCTAGATTGGGTAAAAAAGTAGGAAAAATTAAAGAAGAAAAAATGTTGATTATTAACAAAAAAATAAAAAAGCAACTTGGTTTATAATTTTTTTAATTTGTTTGTAACTTTTTTGAATTTTGTATTGACAAGTATATTTAGACATGTTAAAATTAAATTATCAAATAGTTTGCTTTATGTAAACTATATATCAGCCGAAAGGCTTTGGCTCAATACAGAGCATTTCAGAGATATGCGTTCAGAATGCATATCTCCTTTTTATGAATATTTTTTATCTTTTTGGATATACATATATTATCAGTTCTTTTTTAGAACTTTGGCTCGAGCATTTTCAGAGGAGTATTTAATTTTAATATTGATACTCCTCCTTTTTTGTTTTCTAAAATCAATTCTAAGCCGTTTTTATTTTGAAGACATAAGCTACCATTCAATAGTTCCATCTTTATATACTGTAAAACCTTTTAATTTTCCAAAAAGATCTAGTTTTTCTTTTGACGATAGACTCGAATTATTAATATAATTTGCCAATGTTGTTTGTTCAGTATTGTTCAAAGTGTAATCCATGCCCAACAATAGTAATTTTTGTGTATAAGTAATATCCATATTATTTACATATTTATATACTTTTTCTTTTTTACTTCCACTAACAGTTTTTCCACTTAATGTTCCATCGTCTTCTTTATCGGAAGTAAAGTCTTGTGTTTTGTATTTTAGGTATTTTTTTATATTTAGTCCATCATTAGTAAATATTTCTTTAATGACAGGATATTCAGTATCACTACTAGATAAAATATAATTTTCATATAAAGCTGTAAGTTCTTTATTAGAATAGTTTGAGTCGGTTAGTACTTTTATTTTTTCCTTATTATTTTTCACATCTTTTGTTTTAGATTTATAATCATAATATGTTGTAGGCTTAACTGTTTTTAAAGTTTCTCTTAGCTTTTTATATTCTTCAGAATCTATTTTTAAAACATCATATTTAGCTTTCGAATATGAATCACTAACAATTTGATTTATGAGCTTTGTTTTTTCTTCATTGCTTAATTTTTTATAATGATCATTCTTTAACATTCCTTCTAATGTATCTTCTACATATGTACCACTAATTTTTTGGAAGTTGCTACGCTCTTCAGATGTCATAGTAATCTTTTCGCCTTTATTATTTATATAGTAAGGTGCAGTTCTTGGAAAAATTGTAGTATCTCCAGTTTCTTTATAAACATTATATATTTCTTCCCCTGCTCTACTTAATTGTCCTTTATTCATGTTTGCAGGGTTTAAAAATACATTAAATAAATTGTTTTCTCCACCATATTTTTGAATTTCATTTCCTAGGGTATCTACTGAAGCTGGTAGCTGCTTACTTGCTCCTGGGATTTTTGCAATAACTGAATTAATTGCACTTTGTATTGGTTTATCATATTCAAAAGAGGTTCTTTGTGTACTATCTACCATATCAGCTATCTGTTTACTAAATGTTGGTATTGCTCTAGATGGTAATTCTAATACAGCTTGTGATAAATTTTCTAAAGTTGTACCATTTCCATTTAATACTGTATTTAAGCTATCCATAAAAGATTGAGCTAATAGTTGTTCTGTCCCTATATTCATAGCATTAATAGCTTTATCTAATGTACTAGCTTCTGGATTTTCATTGCTATATTTTACGAAATTAGTCATTATTGCTAGAGGAGTTGCTATTGGTTGAGCCCAATCATAAGTAAAACTTTTGTCTCCAATCTTTATAGAATAACTATTTATACCTAAAGAATTTTTCATAAAGTTTTTAACGTCTTTGTCTTCATCTGCTTCTCCTGTTGCTATCCCTGCACTTGCTAGAGCATATCCTAAAACATACAAAAAGGTACCTGATGTAGCTTTTCCTAAGTTTTGCACAAACTGGTGTTGTAATTGTGGAGTATATTGTCCATTTTCTAATGAATTTTTTAGCTTTACTCCACTAGTAATAGTATTAACTAATCCTGCTGGTGAATAGTCTATAATTGCTTTTGTTAGATTTGCTGGGGTTTTAGCAAAAGGAATTAAAACATCTCCTAATCCATATCCCTTTATATTGGCACTATTAAGAATATTTCTTATTTTTAATACCGCCTTTGTATAATTATTATTATCTTGCCATGTTCTTTGTAATGCCTCTGTGGTAGCAATATCTATCATCTCTTGTGTTACTTCTGTAGTATTATTTAATACTAATTGATTATTTATAGAATTAGTAAAAGTTGCTTCGTAAAATCCTCTATCTCCTGCATCTAACATAAACGACAGTAAATTATCTACTCTATTTAAAGCCTTACCTAAACCTTTATTGTTAAAACTTCTACCTTCTGATACTTCAAATCTGTTGCCTTGTATATTCCTTGTATTTATCCCTTTCTTAAAATCATTATATGATTCATATAATCCTTTTCCAAATCCTTTAGCATAATTCTTTATATTTGTGTTTCCTGTTGTTCTAACACCTGTTTTCTTTGAAATTAATCTATCTATTCCTGCTGAAACACTATCACTAAACATATTAACTGGCATGATTACCGCATTTCCCATTACATTTCTAACTTGTGTTTTTGGATTAAATAACATAGAAATACGCATCCATGCTTTTATACTTTGCCCTGCTGTTGATGGAATTTTATCAGTAATTACTTTTTGAATTTCTGCCAACTTTACTTTTTTATCATATCCATCTGGCATTTTAGAAACATCTCTCATTGTATCCATTATAAATTTTGTTTCTTCTGGTGTTAAATCAAACTTACTTTTATTTTCATCTATCCATTTCTTTGATTTTCCTTCTACCATTTTACTATATGCTTCGCTTAATTCACTTTGAGCATAATAAAACATACCTTCTGGCGTTAATCTAGAAAGTATGTTGTATGCTTGTACTGTTTGACCTGCTTTAGTTCCTATTTCTCGCATTTTTTTAGCAACTTCTACTGCACTTTCATAATCTCCTGCATCTTGATATTGTTTTAACAAAATCCAACCTTCTGCAACATCTTGTGTTGTCGCTTTTTCAGTATCTTTAGAATGCCATTTTACTACTTCTGTTTCTCCATCTTCTTGCAATTTATTATATGCCTTTTCTAAAGTTTCTTTGTTAGAAACTGTCTTGTAGTATTCTATGTTTTCATCTTGTTTCATAACATTTCTAAAATCTTCATTAAGAAATTTAGATTTTTCAGTTATATTAGAAAAGAAACTACTTTTTTTATTACCTCTTTCGTAATTCTTGTTTTTTAATTTTGGTGTAGTGTTAGCATCTTCTTGTTTTAGATTAGATATTTCTGTAGGATTTAATACTTTTCTTTTTTGATTTTCTATATATTCTCCTGTTTCTAAAATATTATCGCTTGCTGTTGGTGCTTTCTTTACTTCCTGTATTGTTTGTCCTGTTCCTGTACTTTTGTAATTTTTATCTAGATATGATTGCCATGAATTATTTTCAGATTCTTGCATAGAAAAAGAACTCTTATTTGAGTTCTCATTCTCTACATATCTTCCCAATTTTCCCCCATCCACCAGTGAACTATTTCTTCTCTGATTCGTTTGAATATTTTCTTGATCAATTTCATGATTAATTCCACTTCCTTTAGAAGAATTATATATATTGTCTTTAATTTTGTCAATTATTCCTCTTTTTTGTAAATAATTATTTAAATTTCTATGCTTTGGATTTTGTTTTGAACTTTCTGGAGCTATATTAGTTACTTCTTTATTATTATATTTTTCATTCAAAAATCTATCTTTTGTGTCTGCAGCCTCAATTTCGCCTAAACTATTGTAGTATGCTAACTTACTTTTTCTAGAACTACTACCACTTTCAAAATTTTCTATATGTTGTATAGCATGCTGTATTTCATGTATTAATGTTCCTTCTATCACTTTTTTATTTTGTATTACTTCTTTGTTTAATGTTATAGTTTTAGTACTTTCATTAAAAGAGGCATTGGCTTTGCTTATGGCACCTATCTTAACATTATAATCAGCTAATTCTGGATATGCTATAAATAATGTATCATGTTCTAAGATATCACCAAGTCTATATTTTTTACCTACTTCTAACTTAATATTATTTTTTAAATTCATATCTTTATCTGAAAGCTCAAATTTCCAATCTCCATTTTTATCTTGAAACCAATTAGTTTGTTGTCTTATTTCTTCATTACTTAAACCATTTCTTTGTAATTGTTTAGCTCTATTATATAATTGCTCTAATGTAATATTATTTGATGGATTAGATTTTACTAAATTTTGCATGCCTTTTTTTCCAGCAATAGAATATAAATCCTTACTATCATTGTTAGAATTTTCTTGTTTATATGCATTTTCAAATTTATTCTTAACATCTTTCCAAAATATTTTTTCACTTTTATAACCAGTTAATCTATTTAGCTTATTCAATTTATCAACTACCCAGTTATATATTCTTTTACCTAGAGTAGGCTTTTGTGTTGTTAAATTATTAACAAACTCTTGATTTCCGAGTTTATTTCCTAATATATCGGCCACTACTTCATTGTCTACTAATGTTTCAAATTCTGTACTATTTCTATCATAAACTTTTGAATATAATTCTTCTAATGACTTTCTTGCCTCTGCATAATCAGTTTTATTTTCATTGTAATTAAAAATTAAATCCCTTAACTCATTATATTCTGTTGTTCCTTCTAAATCGTGAGTTAATTCATGTGTTATTACGTTTTGCAATGTTTTATTAGTATCTGCATTTGGATTTAATATAATCTCTCTTGTACCATCTGCATTATTCCTCCAAATTGCATTAGTATTAATATCATTAAATAAATCAGCATTATATATTACATTTATTCCTCTATCTTGTGCTACTCTATTAATAGATTTTACTGTTTCATTACTAGTATCAATACCATATCTTTTTGCACTTTCTTCATAATTTCTAGTATTATATCTATACTGTTCATTTTGTACTGGAAGAGTATTTGCGTCTAATTGTTGATTATTTCTTACAGTTGGTAATCCATTTGTTCTTTCTATATTATTATTTTGTGTTCTATTTTCTTGTTCTATTATCTTTTTAGCTTCATTAAACCATTTATCCGCTTCTTGTAGTTCTTGGCTAGTATATTGAGTAGTATCTACATTATCTGAAAATGAGCCTCCACCTAAACCAACCATACTTAAAGCTAATGTCGTTAGAAATGTTACTTTATTTGTTTCGCTAAAATCATTCCACCACTGTTCTGCATCAGGTAGGTCTTTATTATTTATTAGTTTATCAATAACATATCCTGCATTATTAGATATTTGTTCTTCTGTCATTTCTCCAACAAATTGGTATCCTCTATTTGCTATTTCTTTTCCTATATTACTTTTTATTTTAGATGAAATAGTTTTATTTACAACATTATCTAATGAACCTGTTTTTGAGATAATATTACCACCTGTTAACTTTTCTGTTCCTGCTTCTACAAAGCCTTTTGCTGTTCCTGTCAAAGTTGCTTGAAGTAAATTGCTTCTATCATTATTAATAGTTTCTTGTGCAGAATTGCCTCCTGCACTTAGTCCAGTTACTACTAGTCCAGTACCAGGTGCAACTGCATTAGCAGCAATAGATGGTATCATTTGTCCTACATTATACGAAACGTCTCCTATTGTTTTGACTATTTCATTATTAATATTAGCCCCTACTTTACTTCTATAACTAGAATTATCTGTTAAATAATCGGACGCATCTAATATAGAATTATAAGCATTATCAAAGATATTATTATCTTTTAGTATTCCTATTTTTTGCCCTACATCACTATATCTTTGTAATATTCCTGCTAATGGTATCATACCTGCATTAGCGATACCAGTAACACCACTTTTAATTCCTTCTGGAAAACTATTAAGTACATGAGCAATTGAAGAAGTATAATCCCCTTGTTCAATATCTTTATTAATTCTTTCTGCTTCTTGTCTTGCCTCTAAATCTTTTCGAGTTACTAATTCTAAATCATTAAAATCTACACTTGTATCTAATTTTACTTTTGGCAATGATAACGTAGTATTAGAAGAAGTTTGTCGATAGCTTGGTATTTTAAGATTGTTTCTACTACTAGCTGTTGGTAAAGAAATATTTTGTGTTGGCAAATTAACTGAAATATTAGAATTATTTTCTTTAACACTTTTTGATATTTTCTCTTCTTGCTCTTTTCTTACTTTGTTTGTATACTCTTTCTCATATTCATCTATATCAATTTCGCCAGATATCATTTTCTTTATTCTTGTTCTAATATCCATTTTATCCTCCTAATACCCTGCTAATTTTAAAATTCCTTCCACATCATCTTCTTTGATAGCTCCTTGTTTTAGTGCTTGTGATATACCAATTGATAGCTCTTCTTCCGTTGTTTTGTGTCCATGCATTTTTTCAATATTTTTCATTGAATTATACCAACTTCTTGCTCTGTCTGTTATAACATTAGAATCATTTGTTACTTTTAAAGTATTTCCTGACTTTGAACTACTTGAACTATTAGATTTCCTTGAACTATTTGAACTACTTCTACTAGCCGTAGAGTTTTTTTTTGAAAGTTCATATTGTTTAAGTGCTAAATCGTATTCTCTATCGAATTGACTATCTGCTACCTTATCTCTTTCTTTTTGGTAGTCATAATTTGCAAATGTTAAATAATTATTTAAAGCATCTTGATATTTTTGATATGCTAATTCATCTCCGTATTTTTGTAACTCTAGTTTTGCATTTTCTATGTCTGCTAGTAATTCGCTTTCCTGTATTGCATATTGAATATTAGCATTGTTTAATTGCTCATTTATATCATTAATAGAATTATCTCTATTAGTTTGCAATGTTGCCAAATTATTACCATAAGCATTTTCGACATTAGCATATGCACTTCCTAATAAGCCACTAGTGTTTAGTCCTGCTTGTGATAATTGTTGCTCAACACTTTTCTTTCCCAACATAGAATTAATATATGCTTGTCTTGCATTATCATTATATGTTTGCATTACATTATCTTTTTGTGAATTGATTTGGTTTTGTGTTAATTGTTGATTTTGTTGTAATGCTTGTTTTTGTTGTGCTGCAATTTTTTCATATTGGCTTAACAATGCTTGTGTATCACTTGAAGCATTAGCTGTTTGCTTTTGAGCATATTCTTGTGCCAATTGTTGTGTAGTTTTAGTAGGAGTAGTAGTTTTTGTTGTCGTACTTGTAGATGTTTTATTTGAACTCGAAGAACTACTACTACCTGGTAATTTTAAAGTATTACCTGCATATATTTTGTTTGCATTTGTTATATAAGGATTTAAACTCATAAGGGTATTAACAGAAGTATTATACTTACTTGCTATTCCACTTAATGTATCTCCATATTTTATTTTATAAGTAGCCATAATGACTCCTTTCTTTTTATTTGCTAAATTTATAAAAAAATGATGCCCTAGAATCATTTCTAAGGCATTTTTTATTTTAAGGCATATAAGTGTTATTATTGCTTTTTACAATAATCTAAGCAAATCCAACCGTGAAGGAATTTTACCCCAGTTAGCTGACACTTGACTTACATCACAGATAACACCTTTACAAAGTCCGTTTGGTTTATATCCACATTTACTGTATACTTGTGATTGTGCGTTAGCTGTAAGTTCACTATATTTTTTCCAACCATAGTTTGTTCCAGGACCAGTTCTTACAGTTAAAACTTCGCAATTAACTACATATCTTCCTGTAGTGTATTTTGAACTAGAAGAACTATCTGTTTTATAGTCTGTATAGTCTAGACATACCCAGCCATTATCTGTCCTTCCCCAATTATTTTTGATTTCATAAATTTTTAATGAGGTTCCTTTTGTAAATGCTTTTAAAATACTAGAACTTGTGTTAGATTCTTTTCTTAAATTTAATCCATCATTGGCAGTTACTTTTACTGTTGCGATTACTTTATCACCTTGAGTTTCTTCTGAACTATCAGCTTGTCCTAATTCACTTTTAAAATCATTCCATCTATCTTTATTATTCACAAATGGTGCAGGACATACTTTTCTAGTTGCATCATAATGCATGATTACATGATTTACATCTATATCATATTTTTTCATTAATTCTTTAGTAAGTTCAATTGCCTTTTCAATTACTGATTCTTTAATATCTAATTTACCTTTGCTATTAGTATAGCAACACATCTCAATATTAATTGAATTAGTATTTCTAGCATCTGTGTAATACTTATCTGCTCCAATTGACCATGCAGAGTCATTGTCTTCTACAACTTGCCAAATTTCATTTTCATCTACAAAATAATGTGCTGATGCACCTCTATATTTTGAGTAAAAATAATCTGCATTATTCTTTGCTGTACTAACAGCTCCTACATAATGCAGAATAATGTATTTTATAGCACTTTTACTTCTATTTGAATCATAAAAGTTAATTAATGATATTTTTGTATTAATTGTCATCTTTTGTTCCCTCCTCGTCATGATTTTCGTCAAATCCCATTTTATCTGGATCAAAAGACATTCTTATATTTTTTCGTTCTTCCTCACTCATATTTGAAACATCTTGTCCAATTTTAATTTTATCTTTCATAATTATTTTTCCTCCTTGTTTATATTAATTAAATCAGCTACTCCGCCTGCCCCCATTGTTGCTACAAGACATAACACAATAGCTTGTAAAAAGTTTGCTTCAATACCTGTAAAGTAACAAATTAGTCCACTAATTAGTCCAATAACAACATTTTGAATTGGTATATATTTATTTGGTATGCTATCAATAAAAATCTTTGTTATTGCACCAAAAACATAAGCAATAATTGCTATTACTACTACATATGTAATTTCCATTATGTGTTCCTCCTTTCTTCCAAAATCTTATCTACTTTTTTATCTGTAGTTTCCATTTGTTTTTGCAAAAGTTCTAATGATTTTGCAGTATTAAGATTAGTCTGTTGCATTTCTATTAAACAGCTAGAGATTGTTGTTGTACTTTCTTTTACTACTTCTAAAGTAGTTTTTATTGTTTCTTGATTTTCCGTATTCTTCTTTTTATTAGCTACATAATCCCACAAAAATATGATAACTATTACTGCACTTACACCATAAGTCCCTAGCATTTGTCCAACTTGTGTTAATGTTTCCATGCTTCAACCTCCTCCTCTAACCTATTTACTTTTTCTTCAGTCTGCAAAATTCTATTCTCTACTTGTAACCAACGTTCGTTTCCTGCATCTTTTCTAGTTTCATAATCATACATTGTATGGAGCGTAGAAAAAATGTTAATAAGTATAAAAAACAAAACTATTACTAGTCCACTTATCATTATTTTATCTTTCTTTTCCATATGCTTTCTCCTTTAATCTATAAAAAAACTAACATTATCTAATGAAATCCAAGTTTTAGTTCCTGGACTTCCTGTATTAATATCTATTGTCCCATCTGTATTAACTTGTCCTGTTATATAATTTGCTCCATCAGTTTTTGCTACAAAATAAAAAATAGTTTTTGGTCTATAACCTGTCGGTAAGGTTCCAAATGGACTTGCAGTTCCGCTTAAATTTCCACTAGATTTCTTTGATGTCCCTCTTAAAAAAATTTGATTTTCTATTTTTTTATACTGTGGTACAGAACCAAAACCAGGAGATGTATATCCACTTGCATATCCAAGATTTTTCCAACCACTATCTTCCGAGGAGATTTTGGTCCAAGTCTGCCAATCTGCTGTAGCAGGATATTTATATCTATAATATATTGCTTTCTTATTATATCCATATGCAATTTGTGCTTTTACTTCCTCTGTATAAAAAAATGTGTCTATATAAAAATATAAACCATCTGGTGTATTTTTATTTGTTAAGATTAGTCCATATTCAGTTGTGTCAGGATCAATTGGATTTGCTCCTCCACCATAATTTACTTTTATATTTCTTTTTTGTTTAAGATAGTCTTCTAAAGATTTTTCATCTACATAAAATTCCCCATTTATTTTAACATCATTTTTTCCAATATCTATAATTGGTATTCCTCTTGTAACAGTTACATTTTGTGTTACTGTCATAATCTTATCTGTTACAACAAATTCAAATTCATAGCTTTCATTATAATCATAAATATTGCCTAAGCTAGCACTATAAGTAAATGTATTGTTTGTTATAGTTGGAGTTATTGTTGTATAACTTCCCCATGAACCGCCTTCTTCTCTGTATCTCCATTTCATAGAAAGAGTATTAGTAGCATTTCCAAAATTACTATTAAAATAATTTCCTTTAATTGTAGCGTTTATTGTATTTGATGTAGTACTTGGTCTAACCAACGAAGTGCTAATAAAAACTAATTTAATATATTCTACTAATGTTTTAGTTATCGTAGTATTTTTTGAAAATCCTCTACTATCTGTACAACTAACAACAAAAGTTCCACTTTCTACACCATTTAATGTATTTGAAATAGCTGTTCCACTTTTGTTTCCGCATACTACTTTTCTACTGGTTATTGTTGCACTATTTTTAGCAGTAGCTGTAATATCTACTTTTGCATTAGAAAAATATTTAATCATCTTGTTATTGTCACCAGTTAATGCAACAGTTGTTGCATTTGTATCAATTATTGTAGCGGCAATTGTAGGTTCTGAATTTATTACAAATACATTTGCTGTTGTTGTCTTTGTACCAACTTTTGTACTTCCGCTATAGGTATCACATGTAATTGTTACTTTACCTGATTTTGCATTTGGAATTTTTGCATAAAAAGATGTTGGAATTGTCCAACCTATACTTGTACTAGTTGTTTTTGTTGCTATTGTTCCTGTTAATCCAGAAAAACTATAAGTTATTGTATGTGTAAAACTACTACTTGCTCTATTAATATTTATCGTTGTAGCACTTCCAATATTTCCATCTGCACATGTTACTGAACTTGCACGTGGTATAGTTGTTAAGGTCCAACTTTTACTTACACTACCTCCAGAAAGTGAAGATGTACCATTTATAGTAAAAGTTCCGCTAATTGTTATAGTTAATCTGCCTTCTGCGTTATGCCCTACATCTCCTGTCCATGTTCCCATGTCGACAGTTTTCATATTTCTAAAGTCCATTGCTTGATTTCTAGAAAATTTGTTACTTCCATTTACCTTGATTGCAACAGGATTTGTTGAATTTAAATTATATGCACGATATGAAGAACTATCTGATTTTGCATACATATGTAAAGTAATATTAGAAGTATTGTTCGTAATGTTTTGTGAATTAATTTTATAATCAAGATACAATGTATAATGATTTCCATATGTTCCTTGACATTTTGCTGATACAGTAGCCATTTTTATCCTCCAATCCAATGAATATGAGTTCTTTTTTCACTATTAACAGAGGTTTTAACTAATTTTAAGAAACCTAATTCTACCTCTCCTGTTGCTTTTAAATTTCCTGTTTCCATTCCATCTTTATCATACTTAGCAATTTGATTTCCATAAGCATACATATATGTACCAGTGTTATTCATTGTTGTAGAAAACTCACTATCTGACTTTCCTACAGTTACACCATTTTCATCTATATCTACAGTAGTATTTTTAACGGTCTTTACACCATTATTGTTTATTTCATCTATTTGAACTTGTAATCCTTGTGCAGTTGTAGTTACTGTTGTTGTTTGTTGCTTAATTAAATCTATGTCTTCTTTTATAGTTTCATTTTCTGCTTCGATTTGTTCTGTTGTCATGTAATCATTATTAAGTCTTGTTTCTGTTTCTGATACTGTTTGTGTGATTTGTCCTAAATCTGTTGAGATTTCTACAGTTCTTTCTGTTATAGTTTCTAGATTTTCTCTTATATCGCTTACTTGTGTGTCGTATACCGAGACCCAATTAGTTCCATTATAGCGATTTAATTTATTGTTACTTGTATCAGTCCATATATCTCCAACGCCCATTCCTTCAACTGGCTCTGTGTCTGAATAAAAACTTTTTATCTTTCCATCAGACATAATTCTCGGTTCATTTGCTTCCTCAAAGGCTGCGATTATTAATTCGTCATTTATTTTTTCCCATAGTTCTCCATTATATTGATGCAATTCCCCCTCATGATATCCTTCTATATCATCTGTTGCGTACCATAAATCTTGTGATGTAGGATTTTCTGGAATGGTATTACCATAAAAAATAGTAATAACTCCTTCTTTATTAACACCCAATCTATTTAAAGCATCATTTATATTATTAGCTACTTCATTTATGCTCCTAATGGTTCCATATCCTAACATATTTATCCAGTCATTTTCATTATAGATTTTTCTACTAACTGTTGTTATTAGTATTTCCCCTTTTTTTCCTGCTCTGTGGTCTGTGTCAGACTGAAGTATCCACATGTCTCCAGCACTATAGTTACTAGGTTGTGTTAAATAGACTTTATTCTTTTTTTCTGCTTCTTCTTTTGCTCCACTTTCAGTAACCCAGTCTTCATCATTATAAGTTCCTATTTCTCTATCTTTTATACAAGTATAAACTATATTTCCATCTATCCATGTATCACCCTTATGATACGGTGGTTGTGGTTTAGAAGCATAATGTTTACTTACATTACTATATTGTTCGTTAATATTGTCTTCTGCTTCAGAAATTTTTTTCTTTAAATAGCCTAAATTAACAACATCTTCGTCATATTTTGGTTCGGTCATAATTAATCTCCTTTATAGTAGCTTCCAACTGTATAAATAACGCAAATCGTATTAAAGCTCATATTAGAATCTTCTTTGTTTTCTATATACAAAGAAAAGAAGGAAAGTTTTTTAGCTTTCTTTCTAATAATTGTTGTTTTAGGATATGTAGAATCTATATACACTTTTGTTAATACTTGTTTACTTCCACCTTTTAATCTATATCCTATTATTAATTTTGAATTAGTAGGATTACTTGATATGGAAATTCGTTTTATATTCTTTTTATTCGCCGGTCTGTTTAAATCTAAGACAATAGAGTTCCATTCTGCTTCTACATTTTCTGTATTATCTTTATATCTATTTACATCAGAATTATCTCTAAAAGTACAAATATTTCCATATTTATCACCAAAATACAATTCATTATTCCATACAAACCATACTTTAACTGGCAAATTGATCCAATAATACCATTCATATTGATAATCACTATATTTTGAATAATTACTTGTACTTTTAAATCTACTATCTGCTACATAAACATGATTATTTATCGCTAAATAATACTTTCCATCATTTACTATTCCAATTGCTTGCTCTAAGTTCTCTTCTTGTTTTAGTTTGACATCAATATAGTAACTTCTATGATATACAAATCTTTCATCTGTTAAAGTAGCAGTATTTAAAGCAAAAATACCATTCTTTGTTAGGATTAGTGGGTCATTTATTAGCATATCATGTGCATGCTTGGCTATATTTCCTTCTCCTTTTGTACTACCTTCTAATGGAAATGCTTCACTTCCATTATATGTTGCATATCCTATATAAAATATAGTACTATCTGTATCCGATACATTCTTTAAAACAGCTAACTTTCCACTATTTAATTTTATTATTCCTGTTATTGGAACTACTTCCAAACCAACTTTGATAACATTTTCAACTGGAAAATATGTAATATCTTCTAAATGAGAATACATTAGTATATTTGCATAATCTGGATTTCCTGCTAAAAATACTCTATTATTAGCTCCTGCATATCCATAAACTGTCATAATATCACATTTGTTTATTTGTAATTTATTTTCACTATTTACTTTTTTAAACTTTATTCTTACATTATCTCTTCCGTCTACTGGTGGTTTGCCAACTGTTACTAAAAATTTTACTTGTCCTTTTGCTAAATCTACATTATAATCATCATTCTTTGTTTTTGTTATCCATTGACCATTTTCATCTAATACTTCTACTAATTCCACCTCATCTATATCAGTTTCATCTAATTGGTAGGTTGTATCTGTTTCATTACTTGTGAATAAGTTAATTCTACTATCTTGTATTAAATTTACCGATTCATACAGTTGACTTGCTAATCCATTTGGACTTCTAGCAATTTGAGTAGTAGGTATATATCCTATTTCATCTAAATATTTTACTTTATTTGTAGTTTCTAATAAATCATAAACAATTGCTCTTTTTCCATCTAAAATTAATAATTTAGAGTTTATTATTACACCTTGTGAGATTTTATCTGCAAGACCTGTTAATATTTCAGTATAACTAGTAAAATCTGTTTGCATTTCATATAATTTAGTACCACAATGAACAATAAAATATTCACCATTGATGGTATCTACATTCCAGATTCCATTAATATTAGCTTTTTGTCCTAAATAAGCTAATACTTTATATCCGTTTCTTTTTTCTATTGTTCCATTTGTATTTATAAAATTATATCCGTTGGGTGTTCTTCTTCTATCTATTTCCGTTATAGATGAACTAAAATCGACTCCCAAAAAACTAGTTAGATTTGCCTCATATGTAGTTGGAGATGAAGGAACATTAAAATTTGCCATATTAATATACCTCTTCTATACTTTCTTGATTTTCTATATTTACTAATAAGTCTTGCAATCCTACTTCAAACTCATTTCTATAAGCTGTAGCTTGACTAATATCATCATCTTTATACAATTGGCTTGCAATATAAAGTGGGATTAGTACACAAGCATCTTCTGGTATCTTAAACTCATAGTCACTAGATGTTTTCTTGTCTATTTTATCAATTGATGTTTTTTCGTATTTTTTGGTTTCTTCATTATATTCATATGTATTTTGTATATATGGTTTTAATCTTTGAATAGCCTCATTACAAACAGCAGGCATTGCACTTAAATACCACTTACAATCATCATCTTCTTTTAATGTTTCTAAATCTTCTACTTCTATAGGTTCATCTTTTGCAAACATTTTTTGTAACGAAATAATT